GATAACATGGCATTAATGGCACGTTATCCGGATAATCATTTTGATTTGGCAATTGTGGATCCGCCATATGGTTTAGGGGAACGAACAACAAATGGTGGCTGCAAAAAAAATTCTCAAGTACAATTTAAAAATGATATGAGGCGTACGCATTGGGATAATGAAACACCTACAAAGGAATATTTTAAAGAATTAAAAAGGGTTTCTAAAAATCAAATTATATGGGGTGGAAATTATTTTGAATTGCATTCATATAGAACCTATATTGTATGGGAAAAAATGACATACGTACCAACTATGAGTCAAGTGGAAATGGCGATTACTTCATTTGATAGCCCGGCACGAATAATAAAAATAAATAGCAATCAAAATGACCGCATTCACCCAACACAAAAACCGGTGGCATTATACAAATGGATTCTTCAAAATTACGCCAAAGAAGGTGATTTGATTTTGGACACACATTTGGGCAGCGGTTCAATTGCGATTGCATGCCATCAAATGGGTTTTGATTTGGTAGGGTGTGAATTAGATGCAGATTATTACAAAGCGGCACACAAACGATTTAAACAACAAACGGCACAAATGCGATTAGCAATATAAAAGAAAACAAATGGGATGGTTTAATGATATATTTAAAAAGTCAGAGAAAAGAAGCAGTTTAGAAAATCCTTCCACAACTTTGGTGGAATGGTTGAATGGTGGCGTTTCAAACAAATCCGGGCAATTGGTAAGCAGTGAAACGGCATTGGGTGTTTCGGCAGCATGGCGGGCAATATCTTTGATTGCTGGAAGTGTGGCATCGTTACCAATTCATGTGTATGAAGTGACACAAAACGGAAGAAAAGCATTGCCAAATCATCCAATTTCAAAGTTGTTGAACAATCCAAATCCGCAGTTTTACACGGGTTTCACGTTCCGGGAACGCATGATTCAGAATTTGGCGGGCAGTGGAAACGGGATTGCGGTCATCAAATATTCAAACACTGGTTTGATTGAATCATTAGAATTGCCATTGCGACCGGTGCGGGTGAAAATCATTGATGGATATTTGGTTTATTTGGTGGAAGGATTAGACAAATATTTGTTTTTTGATGATGTGATTCATTTTGTTGGATTTGGTGATGATCCGTTTTGGGGCAAATCACCGGTTCAAGTTCATGCGGAAAATCTGGGAATTTCTTTGGCTTCGCAATCTTTTGCGGCAACATACTTTGGAAACGGTGGCACAATTGCCGGTGTTTTGAAGACGGATAAATTATTGACACCGCAACAAAAGATGGATTTGGCGGCAGACTGGAAACGCAAATATGGTGGTGGCAATACAAATTCCACCGCAATTTTGGATTTGGGTTTTGAATATAAACCAATCGGAAGCAAACCGCAGGAATCACAATTGTTAGAGGCACGGAAGTTTCAAGTGGAAGAAATTGCACGCATCTTTGGTGTGCCTTTGCATTTGCTTTATTCATTAGACCGTGCAACATTCAATAATATTGAAGTCATGAATGCAACCTATGTGCAGCACACGTTGACCAATTACATTGAACGTGTTGAAAGTGAATTGAACCGCAAGTTGTTGAGAAATGCAGACAATTTAGAAATTAGATTCAATATGGATGCATTGATGCGTGGTGATATGAATGCCCGTTCCGATTATTACAACCGGTTGTTCCAAATCGCAGCAATTTCGCCAAATGAAATCCGAAAATTGGAAGGATTAAGCATGTATGATGGCGGTGGTGTATATTACAGACCGCTCAACATGGATATTGTCGGAACAATAAAAGAAGAAAACAATGTTTGATAATTATCCGCAGGGTGCAACAAATGAAGCCAAAAAGGCATTGCAACACAAAGCAGACAACGGAAGCGATTGTGGAACGAACGTTGGTTGGAATCGTGCAAAGCAATTGGCAAACCGGGAAGCGTTAAACGAACAAGACGTGAAGGATATTCATTCTTTTTTGTCACGTGCGGCAGTGTATAACACCGGAAAATTCTTTGATGAAGACGGCAAAGAAGTGTGTGGCACAATCATGTTTTCCGCATGGGGTGGTGAACCGATGGTGGATTGGGCAGCACGCATGGCGGCAAAGATTCAACAACAAAACAACAATATCATGGAAAAAAATATGGAAAAAAGGGTTTGTGAAATCCGGATGGAAGGCACGGAAGAAAACAAACGCACGGTGGAAGGTTATGCCGCAGTGTTTGAAAAGCAAAGTGAAGATTTGGGTGGATTCCGGGAAACAATCCAACGGGGTGCATTCAAAGATGCCATTGCCAATTCCGATGTGCGGGCGTTATTCAATCATGATGCAAATATGATTTTGGCACGCAATACATCCGGCACATTGCGATTGGAAGAAGACAATATTGGATTGAAATATTCCTTTGAAGCACCGCAAACGCAAATGGGAAACGATTTGTTGGAAATGATTAAAAGGGGCGACATCAACCAAAGTTCATTTGGCTTTACCGTGGAAGAAGATTCATGGGATGATGGCAACGGTTACATGGTGCGAACGATTAAGAAAATCAAAAGGTTGTTTGATGTTAGTGCGGTAACTTATCCGGCATATCCGGATGCATCGGTTGCATTACGTTCAATGCCAAAAGAAAAAGAAGAAACAACGGATTTGAATGGTGAAATCCGTAATAAAATAGTTAGGGCGGCAATCATGAAACACGCCTAATTTTGTAATCTAAAAATTGATAAAAATGACGGTCAGACAATTGACAGAGAAAAAGGCGAATTTATACAATCAAATGAAAGATGTGTATGATGCCGCACAAAAAGAAAACCGCAGCGTTTCAAATGAAGAATTGGCAAAGGTTGAAGCGATTGAAGCGGATTTGAGTGCAACGGAACGCCAATTGCGTAATTTGCAGGCATTTCAGGAACGCAAAAAAGACATGGAACAAGGTCAAGAAGCGGTATTGGAAACACGCAACGGACGTGAAAAGATTGATGCATTCAATCAATACCTTCGCCGCGGATTGCATGGTGTTGATAACAGATTGAAACCATATTTGGTGCGTGGTACAAACCCGCAAACAACATCAGACACTGCCGGTGGTTATACTATTCCCGAAGGATGGTTGGGTGAATTGGATGTTTGCGAAAAGTTTGTTGGATTAGTTGAAAGTGTGGCACGCACCATCAACACACCAACGGGCAACGTTCTTCCAATTCCAAAAGTAAATGACACGGCAACAAATGGCGTTCTTCAAACGGAAGGCAGCGGAATCACGGTTGCAGATATGACGTTTGGAAATACCGATTTGAGTGCATACACATATGCAACATTGGTGAAAGTTTCCGAACAATTAGCACAAGATGAAGATGTTGATTTGGCTTCGTATTTAGTTGAATTGTTAGGTGAACGTATTGCACGAATCACTAATGCGGCATTAACAACGGGTGATGGTTCATCAAAACCAAATGGTGTTGTGACTGCGGCAACAACGGGCAAAACAACGGCATCTGCAACGGCAATCACCGATGAAGAATTGATTGATTTGTTTTATTCCGTAGATCCGGCATATCGCATGGGTGAAAATGTGAAGTGGATGATGAATGACACGGTGCATTCATACATTCGCAAATTGGGTTTAATTGCTGCGGAAAATTACAATCCAATTTCATTTGACCAAACCGGCACAATGTACATTTTGGGCAAAGAAGTGAAGATTAATCAGGATATGAGTTCAGCAATTACAACCGGATTAACAACGGTGTTATTTGGTGATTTCTCAGGTTATATGGTAAGAACTGCGGGTGGATTAAACATCAAACGTTTGGATCAACGATTTGCGGATGAGTTGAATATTGGATATATTGCATACAGAAGATTGGATGGTGATTTGATTAGTGCGGGTTCACCGATTAAGAAATTGGTTCAAGCCTAAATGAATCAAATTCCATAGCTACTTTTTTTGAATAGATGACACGGTGGGAAACTGCCGTGTTGTCATCAATCATGAATCATGAAGATAAAAATCACAAAGAACATTGTTGGACCTTTGGGAAGTTACAAAAAAGGGAAGGTTTATGAAGTGACGGATGAACGGGCAAAATATTTGATTTCATGCAATTTTTGCACCGTAGTGGAAGAAACACCAACGATTGAAAAAGCGGTCAACACACCGGCACAAACGACACGCAAAACAAAAACAACAAAAGCCAAAAAATAATGATATTCATTCCACAAAGTCACAAAATCATCACCGCAGCATCGGTTGAACCGGTCACATTGAATGAAGCCAAATTGCATTTGAAAATGGATGGTGTCACGGCAGATGATGCATTGATTGAAACATTGATTGAAGCCGCAAGGCAAAGTGCGGAAGAATATTGTGGCATCAAATTCATTGACACGGTGGTGGAAGATGTTTTTGATAGGTTTCCAAAGGGTGGATTCCAAAAGAATGATTGTTTTTATTTGATGGTTGGCAATGTGTCTTCCGTTGATTATGTGAAATACTATGATGAAAATGGTGATTTGCAAACATGGAACGCATCGCAATATTTGGTGGATAATTACAGGAAACAAGCACGCATTTGTTTGATGCCAAATGTTACATTTCCAACGTATGATTCAGACCGTGCAAACGGTGTTTTGGTGCGTTACAATGCAGGATTTGGGGCGACGGCTGCGGATGTACCTGCGGCTATTAAACAGGCTATTTTATTAATCATCGGTTATCTATACAACAACCGTGAAGATAAAATAAAAAACCTGCCTTCGCTTAGTGAACATTTGTTGCAACCTTACAAAGCGGCAATGATATGAAAGTATTTTTAAACATCACCTTCAAAGTTGGGTATGATAAATTAATGCATTTGGTGCGGCAGTTTGAACAACACGGATTTGAAGTTGTGGACACATCACCAAAGTTTGCAGGGCGGTGGATTACTTCCGTGCCAATTGAAGAATTACATAAAGCGGATTTTATAATTGTCATCAATGAAATGTTGTTTTTCCATCAATCGTTTTGGAAAAAGGTCAAAGGGTTTTTGAGTTTAGGGGTTGAATGTTTTGGTTGTGAACGGGTGTTGTATGTCAATAATTCAATGGGATTAATTGACACAATGGAAGAAAACAATCCACGCATTGTGATTTTGCACAAAGATTTGGTGGTTGGTGATATATTGAAGGCAATGGATGATTTCCGGGAATTGTATGATGAAAAACCGTTGGTTGCATCGGTGGTGGATGATGTGGAATTCATTGGCAAATCTGGGAAGTTTCATGCGGAATTTTTAACGGCAAATCATTTGAACAATGGAAATTGGTGAATTGAAACATCGGATTGCAATTGAGAAAAGAACCGTTTCCATCAACGAACGCACCGGTGAACAAACGATGGTTTGGAATAATTATGCCACGGTTTGGGCAAAGATGGTGAACCGCAGCGGAACGGAAAATGACAAAGACGACATTGCAACGCAAACACAAAAAATGGATTTTGTAATTCGTTACATTGATGATTTGGTGTTTGATGTTTCATCATATAGGGTGCAATACAGAAACAAAATGATTGACATTATCAGTGCGGAAGAAATGACAAACGAGGCATGGCAAACATGGATGATGTTGAAATGTGAATTCAAATCCAATCAATAGATGGCACGGTTCAGATATGCACAAAACGGGCAAAGTTTTCAAGAGTTTTCCGGCAACAATCTTCAAACAGATAGGGAAATTCAAATGATCATCCGCAAATTGCGTTTGTTGCCTGCGGCATTGAACAAAACCGATTTTGAAAAGATATTGGCAGAATCTGCGGTGGTTGCCAAACAAAACATGCAAAAGTTCGCACCGCAATCAAAAGCCGCACACAAAATAAAAGATGGCGGCAAAACATATAAAAGAGTGCAACCGGGCAATTTGAAGAAATCAATTCAAATCTTCAAAGCGGCAAAAAATTCACGCACCATTTTGGTGGGTCCAATTGTGGCAAAAGATTCAAAAGTATTTAAAGCGGAAGGTGTTAAGAAGGTAACGAGAAGACACCGTGCGTTTTATTACAGGTTTGTAAATTATGGCACGGTTTATCAATCTGCAACACGGTTCATTGAAAAGGCACGTGAAGCATCCCGTTCTGGTGTGAAGATGAAGTTGAAAGCAGGTGCAAAAAAATATTTGTCAAAAGAAATTGCAAAATTGTTCTAAATGCGGGCGGATGTTGTAATATATAATTTATTAAAGGGAAATGCAGGTGTTAACAGTTTAACAACGCAAATATTTCCTAATGTAGTGCCAAAAAATGTTTCATTGGATTTGGTGTTGACATATACGGTTTTCCAAACAAATCCGGTGAAGACAAACGCAATGGACATCAACACCGATATTGTGATGGTTCAAATCAGCTGTTTTGGAAGATCATATGATGCGGTTCAGAATTTAGCGGATGCGGTGATTGTGGCATTGAATGGCAAATCCGGCACAATAACAATTAGCGGCAGTGATTACAATTATAAAAATATTAGATTTGATGACCGGAATGATTTGGGGTATGATGAAACAAATGAAGTGTTCATGATTGCGTTGGATTTTTCCGTTCAAATGTTTATTTAAAAAATAGATTATGGATATTACATTTCTGAAGGATTGGAAGAATCCAATCAATAGCAAAACAACAAAGGCAGGAACGGTTTCCGGCATTCATTATAAAACTGCGGAAGCATTGATTGAAGATGGCATTGCAACCGTTACGGGTTTAGAATCTATCAAACTGAAAAAGGTGTTGCCATCATCGGTTGATGACGTGACACCAAAAGGATTTGAAAACGAATTTGAAGAATTTTAATTGATCAACTAAAAAAATAAAGTCATGGCACAAACAACAAACTACATCAACGGAACGGACATGAAATTGTTTGTTGACACCGTTGAAGTTGGATATTTGACATCAATCACGGTTTCAACCGATGCAGACACATTGGACACATCCAACCAAAGTTCCGGCAAATACCGCACAAACATAATGGGGCGGATGGGTTCAACGGTTTCTTTTGATGGCATGCATCGTTTTGATGCTGCGGAAGGATTCCAACAATTCTTTGAAGACATGAAAGCGGGTTCAACGGTTTCCGTTTTAATCTCAAATGAAAACGCTGGTGATTATGAATTTGGCGGAACGGCCAACATCACTTCAATTGAATTGAGTGTTTCAGATAATGAAATTGTTACGTTCAGTGGTGAATTTTTAATTACTGGTGAACCAACATGGACAGTGATAGTGTAGTTTCATAATTTAATGGGTTTTAATAGTTAGTGAAGCGGTGGCGGCTGCGGTTGCCACCTTTTTTTAAATGATTAAAAGCAATAAAAATGATATTTGCAAAAGTTGATTTTGTAGAGTTAAACAACGTAAAATTGCCAGTGGCATTCAACATGAAGGCGTTGCGATTAGGTGCAATTGAAAGCGGCAAAAGCATCAATGAAGTGTTTCAATTAATGCAATCCGGTGATTTATCTGCCGGTGCGGATTTGATTCCGTATTTCTTCCACGCATTAGCCGTTGGTCATGAAATACAAAAGAAGGATTTGCCATTTAGCCGTGAAGACATGGAAATGATGGATTTTGAAGCGTTGGGAATATTCACGGAAGCATTCACACGTTCGGTGAACAAAATGGATCAAACCGAAAAAAAGCAATTGAAAACAGTGAAGAAAGGGGTGAAGAATTAACCGTTCAAAAACTGTTTGCAATTTGTATTGGGCAGGTTGGAATGTCTGTTCATGAATTTTATTATTGCTATTTGCATGAAGTGTTGGATGTGATTGAGGCGTTCTTTAAGTTGGAAGAACAAAGACAATTGGCGAATTGGGAACGCACACGGATGGTTTCATTCTTTACCGTGAAGCCGCACGACAGCAAAAAACGCATAAAAAATCCACGTTCATTGTTTGAATTGGCAAGTGATAAAACGACACGCAAAACGGATAAAAATGTGATGCGTAAATTGATAAAAAAGGATTTGGCAATTCAACAAAAACGGATTGACAAATGGAAGGAAAAAGGATTGTTGAAAAACTAAAAAAATAAAGAAATGGCAACGATTTCAAAAATCACAAAGACAGCAAAAGGCAATGTGCGGTTGTTGGATTCATCGGATAACATATTGCACCAAATAAGCCGTGCAAAAACAGTGTATTTGGATGCGGATGATGACACGGTTGTTTATATTGCAAATGTCATCAATGAACACAAATTCAACCCAACACAAACAATTCGTTTGACACCTTCGCAAATCACATCAATTGGCGGTGTGGCGTTTTCTGGTGATGCACAAGACTTAATTGCCGAATTGGATGCCTATTTTTTTGGGTAAGCCAGTCATTGACTGGCGTTTTGGATGAATATCCCGGTGCGGCGGCGGCGTATTCATTACGTTTGTTAAATACAGATTATACCGGGGATGCGATTGTGGTGCGAAGGGCAAGTGATAATGCAACTCAATCAATCGGTTTTATTGATGGCGAATTGGACACGGACACATTGAACACATTTTGCAGCGGCACGGATGGATTTGTGGCAACGTGGTACGACCAAAGCGGCAACGGTTTTAATGTGACAAATACAACAGCATCAAGACAGCCTAAAATATTTGATAGTGCAAACGGAATTGTACTTGAAAACGGAAAACCTACAATTGAATTTGATGGTAGTAAAACTTTTACTACAACGGCAACAATTAGCAATGCGAGTGATTACTATATGTTCTATGTCAGAAATAAAACAGTTGCTGAAACGGGGTATCTTTTACATTCAGAAACGGGTCAATTAATTATCGAAGTTTTTGAATACGCAGCTTATTTAGACCCAGTTAATAGCATCGAAGGAACAGGAATACTGGAAGGTCATAAGTTGGTGCATTTTGAATTAAATTCAACAACAGGCGGGAAAGTTTATGAAAATAGCATAAACACACAAACAGGATTAAATTATTCACAAACAGCAATTTCCTCCAAAACAGCTATAGGCGGTATCTATGCTGGTGAAGGTGATTTTATAGGTAATATACAAGAATTAATTATTTATAATACAAATCAAAGCAGCAACCGCACGGGAATTGAAACAAACATCAACAACTTTTATTCAATTTATTAGATATGTATTATATCAGTAATAACAAAGCAGATTTGGAAGCATACAATCAACGTGTGGTGCAATCGGAAGGATATGACGGAACGTTCACAACCGATTGGGCAAACATTATTGAACACGTTGATGGCAATCAATTTGCAATCTTCAAACATGACAACTATCATGATGACAATCTTCAATCATTGAATGATTTGGATGAATCATGGTTTGGTTTACCATTTTAAAAAATAATAATATGAATGAATTGATTGAAACAACAAAGACTGCCGGTGAAATATATGTGACGTTCGTGGCACTATTAATATTTTTCAACACCTTTGCAAAGAAGGTATTTTGGAAACCTGGATTGTCAGTGAAAAAGATTGTTGGCGTTGCATCTGCCATCATGATTGCGGTGTTTTGGTTTTGGGGTGCATCAATGTGGAAATTGCTTTTCTTCACATTCTTTGCATTTGGGTTTTATGATTGGTTTGGAAGATACGTTGAACAATTGTTGGATTTCCTTTGGTTTTGGATTAAACAAAAGACAATAAAATTGATAAACATATTAAAAGAAAAGGTGAAGAAATAGATCATGTTTTTTTCATTTGTTTATCATGTTTTTTATTGCTTATTTATAATCAATTAGGCGGTTCATTTATTTGTGCCGCCTTTTTTGTATATTAAAAGAAAAAACAATGGCTTCAGATATTAATATTAAGATTGGTGCAAATATATCCGATTTGCAAAAGAAGTTGAACCAAGCGGAAAAATCAATGCAACGTGCCGGCAAAAAGATGACACGCATGGGTGATTCCTTAATCATGGGATTGACAGCACCAATTGCCGCATTTGGTGCAATGACATTGCAAACTGCCGCCAACTTTGAATCCGCAATGAACGGCATGAAGGCGGTCACATCCGGTGCGGATGCATCATTTGGCGAATTAGAGGCAACCGCCAAAGAATTAGGGGCAACAACTCAATTTAGTGCAACGCAAGCAGCGGAAGGAATGGAAATGTTGGGAAGGAATGGTTTGACCGCTTCACAAATCTTAGATGGTGCGGCAAAATCTTCTTTGATGTTAGCCGCAGCAACGGGAACCGATTTGAGTAATGCCGCAAACATTGCCACCGATGCAATGGCACAATTCAAATTGGAAGCATCGGATTTGGCAGGTGTTGCGGATTTAATCACCGGGGCAACGGTCAATTCAAAGTTTGGCATTGATGATTTCCAAAATGCAATGGCACAAGCCGGTGGCGTTGCCGGTGCGGTTGGTGTTTCTTTTGATGATTTTGCAACAACAGTGGCAGCAATTTCACCATCATTTGCATCCGGTGCAGATGCCGGAACATCATTGAAAACGATGTTGACACGTTTGGTCCCGGAAACCGCCAATGCGGAAGCAATGATGCGGAAATTGGGAATCATTACGGCAGATGGAACCAACCAATTTTTCACGGCATCCGGTGAAATGAAATCCATGTCAGACATTGCGGGTGTTATGCAAAATGCCTTTGCCGGATTGAGTGAAGCACAACGGATTCAGGCCGCAAAAACATTGTTTGGAACGGATGCCATGCGGGCAGGTTTACAAATTGCGGAAACGGGAAGTGTGAAGTTTGATGAACTCAAAGAATCCATTGCCGGTGTTGGTGCGGAAGGTGTGGCGGAAACACGAATGGAAGGTTTGAACGGTGCAATTTTACGATTGAAATCTGCATTTGAAACATTTCAATTGGCAATTGCGGAAGGTGGATTGTCAGAATTTGCGGCATCATTTGTTGAAGGTTTAACCGGAATATTATTGCGATTGTCAGAATTAGATCCCAAAATTATCACATCATCATCCATTATACTGGGGTTGGTTGCGGCAATAGGTCCAGCAATCCGTGTGGTTGGTATGTTGAAAATAGGATACGCCAATTTGATGGGTGTGTTTTCTTCCATCACTGGTGTTGTGAACAAAGTGATTTTGGGCATTCAAACATTGACCGTTGCGGAATTGAGAAACACGGCAATCACGAATGCAAAAATCAGAATTCAAAAAGCATATAATGCCGCATATATAGTTTCAAATAATATCATTAAATTATTCAAGGTTTCAACTTACAAAAGCATTGCGGCAACCGTTTCAAGCACTGCGGCAAACATCGCACACAAAGTTGCCGTTTTTGCAACCGTTGCGGCAATACAAGCGGCAATGGCAATTGAAACAACATACATGGCATTGAAGGGCGTATTGACCGGCAAAATTAAATTGATGACGGTGGCACAAGCGGCATTGAATGCCGTAATGTTGGCAAATCCCATTGGATTGGTAGTTGCGGCAGTTGTTCTTTTGATTATGGCATTTGTTGCGGCATATCAGAATTTGGAAGGATTCCGGAATTTTGTTGACAATGCAATGGATTTTATCCGTGACAAGTTTGGCAAAGCGATTGAGAAAATCAAATACATCTTCATGAATTTGCCGGCCTATTTAAATGCATCTGCCGCAGCATTAAAACAGTTTGTGCAAAATGTGGTGTCAAACTTGAAACGCATGGCATTGAAGGCAAAAGGATTCATGAAGAAATTCCAAAAAGCATTCACAATAAGCAAAGACAAACGGGCGGAATTACAAAAGGAAATTGAAAGCATTGTTGCGGAAGAAGAATTGTTGGCAGAAAATGCAAAATCAATTGCGGATGTTTTCAATGAACGATTGGCGGAAGGCATTGAAAATGGTGAACAATTAGACACGGAAAAAATCAAAAAAAACATCCAAGGCAAATTGGAAGGTGTCATGGACATGTTGGGATTGGGTGGAATGACCGGTGGCGGGCAAAGTATTGATTTGTCAACTGGTGATGGCAAAACAGAGGAAGAAAAGAAATATGAAGCCCTTAGGAAGGTGAACGATGAATTGGACAAAAACACCAAATCATTGGAAGCCAATAAAAAAGCGGCCGTGGAATACAATGGTGAATCCACAGTAATGACGGAATTGAACAAATCAATTGCCGGATCTTATGCAACATTACACGCCAATCAAAAGAAGGTCACGGAATACCGTGAAAGCCGTGAATTTAAGACCATTGAAAAGATGAATGAAAAGAATGTCGAAGGGGCGGCAAGGTATTGGCGAATAGTTGAAGCATTAAAAGAATTATCAAAAGCGGCAGCGGATTTGGCAAATTCCGCATTGGTTGATTTGGGAACGCAAATTGGTGAAGGAATTGGCGATATGTTAAGTGGCACCGGCACAATTAAAGACATGGGAAAAACAGTGTTGCAAACTTTGGCGGGCGTTTTGGGTCAATTAGGGCAATTGGCAATAAAAGCCGGGGTTGCCATGTTGGGAATTCAAGAAATGTTTGAAAAAGGATTGGCCGGTGGACCTGCCGCACCATTGTTTGCAATCGGTGCCGGTATTGCATTAGTGGCATTATCCAAATTCGCATCATCAAAAATTGATAAAATGGGAAGCGGTGGTGGTGATGCAGGTGGTGGCGAAATTCCAGCAATGGCAAAAGGTGGTGTTGTGAACGCACCAACGTTGGCATTGATTGGTGAAGCGGGTCCCGAGGCGGTGATTCCTTTGTCACGCATGAACAATATGTTTGGTGGTGGCGGTGAATCTTTGAAGGTGGATTTCTCAATGGATAAGATGGTGATTGCATTAGACAGACAACGCAAAAGAAATTCACGGGTGAACTAAAATCTTGTTTTTGTATTTGGTTTGAATTAGGCATTTCACATGGTTGGAATGCCTTTTTTTATTTTTGTATCACATTTTTTGCAAAAACATTTGGTAGTTTTAAATAATGTACGTACATTTGAATCAACAAAGAAACACAAAGTATTTATTCACAATCAAAATCATTAATCATGATTAAAAGTATTTTAAAAGAAACCACACGGCAATCAAAAGAAAATGACAATTCATTATTTCATCCGTGTGTTGTGTGTGAAAAAGAACATTGGATTGAAATTCAAAAAGATGAACAAAGTCCGGTTTTTATATTCAAACTTGGCGAAAATGTTTGGGCTGGTGATGATGAATCTTCTTTTGTAGGTGGCATTAAATATGCAGACATAGAACGCCAACAAATTCATATTGAATATGATGCGTATACATTATGCGTGTGTATTGTTGTTTGGAATAAAATGGCTATTCCTTTTCAACCAATGTTCAAACCAAAAGTATTTATTCACAATTAAAACCAAATAAAAAATGAAAACAGTCTATTTTACAACATCCGGTCAAAACATCAGACAACAACAGGATTTGGGCAACAACACCATCATCATCAAACGCAAAGTGATTCAATCAAGATTAATTGATGCACGCAGCAGTTTCACAAATGAAAACTTTGATGTGTCATTGGAAGGATTGAAGAAAACCGCAAAAGAATGGGCATACAATCCGGATTTGTTGAAATTCGATGTTTCGCATGAAGTAATTGAAACACCAAAACAAAGCCATGTTGGCGAATATGAAAGACAATTGGCATCAGCTGAAGCAACGGTGGAAACATTTATTGTAAAATTATAAACCAAATAAAAATGAAAAAACCTATAAAAATAATCTATTTAGAACGGGAAGTATTTGAACATGATTTGCAATATCATTTGACAATCATCAATTATCCGGAAAAAGGGAAACCATTCTATGTGTGCGAATATGATGCACCCTATTCACGCACCAAAACAATCAAAATTCACGTAATTGATTAAAAGCAAAGCAGCATGAAAAACATTAAAATTGATTATTCCAATAACAGCATCACCGAAATGGAAGAAAATGTTGTGTTTCGGTTGGTGCATGATGATGTGTTGTATCGTACCGGAAAAACCATTGTTGGATCTTATGAAAACATCACGGGCGTTTTGACAAAGCATTATCCGGCAAACAACAATAAAGACTTCACAACAGTCTTCAATATCGCATTATCTGCGGTTTTGGTTTCTGTAAACATGAATGTAAAACATCAAATAAAGAACGCATGAAGGATTCAAGGTTGGAAATCAGAATTGAAAGCGGAATGAAAAAGCATTTGACGGAACGTGCCGAACAAATGAATGTTTCCCGCAATCAGTTGTTGGAAGATATTATTTTTCATTATCTTTATGTAGTACATAGCGATAATGATGCTTAGAGTCATAAACCGTTGCATTGAAAACGTGTAACGGTTTTTTTATTCATCTTTTCAAATAGCATTATGAAACGAATTACAACAATAATATTTGCCGCATTAGTGTTGGCATCATGCATGACACAAAAAGCCGCACAACGCAAAATAAACCGCATTGTGAAGAATCATCCGGAATTGTTTGCCGCAGATACAACATGGATTAAAACCATTGACACGGTCCAAATAAAAGTGCCATATTATCAACATGATACGATTGTTGAAAAAGGCGATACCATTGTGATTGAAACCGAACGATTCAAAACAGTTATCCAAACATTCCGTGATTCTGTTTTTGTAGTGAACACGGAAATCAAAAAACAAGACATTCCATACATCATTCATGATTCCATTCCAGTCATACAAAATGAAGTCATTGTGAAGACAGAAAAAGTGGAATTCATTCCGTGGATTTATTGGGTTTTATTGGGATTGGTTTCCTTTTTTTTGTTGATGTTTAGTGTTAAACGGGATTGATATGGCAATGCGGAAACGATTGAAGCAAAAGTGGAAGAAACCGCAAAAGCCATTTGCAAACGCACGCAAAACGGACAATTCAAAGTTTTATCAATCAACACGGTGGCGGAAACTTCGCAAAATGTTTGTTGCGGAAAATCCGGTTTGTGTACATTGTGAGGCAAAGGGATTCACAACACCGGTGGCGGAAGTAGATCACATCATTCCGTTGCGATTGGGCGGACATCCTTATGATTTCAACAATCTTCAATCATTATGCAAATCATGCCATGCAAAAAAATCCGCATCCGAAGGGCAGCAAACAAAAAAAGGTCAAACATCTTCCAACGGGCAAAATATATAATGTCATCAAAGAAGTGACAAACAAACACGGCACATGGTATTTCACAAAATGCGGTGTTTGGCTATGGAAAAAAGATTGTAAATAAAAAAGCAATAAAAATGAGCAAAAAACCAAAATGCAAAGTCAAATGGGGGCCACGCAAGGCATACCGATTTGAAGACTGGGAAATTGAATATCTGAAAAAGCATTGGGAAACCAAAACCGGATATGAAATTGCCGCACATTTGCACCGGCATCCATCATCCGTATATGGCAAAGGGAAACAAATCTTTGGAAAAGTCAAAAAGCCCAAAGTGTTGAGAGCAAAAAAAACCAATCCGGCAGCATTTAAAAAAGGACACGTTCCATGGAATAAGGGCCGGAAAGGACTTCAAACACCGGCAACTAAATTCAAAAAAGGACACATTCCATGGCACACAAAACCGATTGGCAGCATCACCAAACGCAAAGGCGGTTCCGGTGTGTACAATTTTGTCAAGGTTGACGAACACCAATGGGAATTGTTGCATCACATTGTTTGGAAGAAACATCATGGCGAAATCCCAAAAGGTCATGTGATTAGATTCAAAGATGGCAACCGTGACAACGTGGACATTTCAAATCTGGAATGTATTTCAAAAGGCAAACACGGTGAACGGAATCTTTGCCATGAAAAACAAAAACATGCCGCAGTGTTCAAACGTGAAGGCGGATTTCTTCATGCAATTCTAAATGGATATATTTATGAAAAATAACGAAGCATGGAAACAATCCATTAAAAGCACCGTAAAGATTAACAATGCGGAAGAACGCATTGCAAAGGCGGAAGCGGATGCGGAACGTGCCGCATACAATGCAAATCGTATTTTGGGCAATCATCAAAAAAAACAAACCGTTGGCATGATTCTTTGGTATTGCCGCAAATTGGATATTGATGCCGCAGCATTTGCAACACATTTGCGACTAAAGAAATATCTATATGGAAATGACATTGAACGATTGATCAACATGGAAAAATTATTGAAAGAAATGTTGGTTCAAAAGTCTAAAAAATAGGTCCCAGTATGAATAGTACTTTGATGAAGTCACCGGCAAAAAGTTGTTGGTGGCTTTTTTTAAACGATTTAAAGCAATAAAAATGATAATTGAATATATACACTATAAATAAGATTGAAGCACGTGAAAAGCAAAAAGAACGCAATAGAAAGCACAATTTACTACAGTCCAGAATTGACTTTACACGTCGCAGAATTGCATCGTTTGAAAACTACAACCAAAGTGATCTACTCACTACCGAACAGCAAGAAGAAGTTCGCAAAACGATTGCAGACGAATTGAATCATCTTGAAAAGTTAGAAGCAGAATTGCAAACAATCTAAAACGAAATCAACAATGCAAAAATTAAACAGCGTAACAGTAAAGAAGAATGAAATGGTCTTGAACTTCGTGTCAGACCTTGCAAGGCAAACCGTTCCTGTCGTGATTGACTTAGACAATAATATTGCAGTGAAGATTAAAGAAAGCCTGGATGTGTTGCGGTTGATATTGCTCTGTCAAGAAGGTGTGATACCTGCAGAGTTTATCGCTTTAATAGGCTACGAATCAGAATTTGACTTTAAAGAAGTTGACTTCGCAAAAGAGTTCATCGACCACTACACGGAACTTGAAAACGCAATTGAAGTGACGCATTTCAGTATGCACGAAAATGAAACAGTCTGCAAGATTAAGGCTCGCAAGAAAACAGGTAGTACCGAACGATTTACACTGGTGCAATACAATGCAATCAGCTTGTACGAAACTGAAAATGATAAGTTAGATAGATGCTTGTTTGCATTTGAGATAATTTCACAGCATGCAAGAATGCAAGACGTTGCACAAGACGTGTTCAAGTCGTTTGCAGTGAATGTCTATACTGAATCGGATAGTATCAGTACGACAGCAGACAATGTCAACATTGAATATGATGTGATTTTGAATGATAATGATTTAGATGTAATTAATTAGCTATGAAAAAAAATGAACTTTAATGAAAATAATTAACTAACATATTTGTTAGTTTGAAAATGTTGTTTTATATTTGTGTATGCTTACGAAGAAAGGCACAATCATTAATCACAAACTAAAAATTAAACATCATGGCTTACTTATCAGAAAGAATCGGACAAAGAGTATTAGAAATGTGTGACGGTACATTTACTAAAAATGTAAAATTCGAGTATTCAAAAAAATGTGAAATTCAAAACTTAAACACAAAAGACGAATGCATCTCAGTTGTTTACACTATCAAATACGGATTAGATAAAGTCTTCACAATGGTAAATTCAATCTATCCTAACTACATAAATAAAATTCAAAGACCTGTTATTTACAGCAACGACGAAAGATTAACAGAACGCAAAATTGATTTAGACATAGCAAGACTTCACAAATTATTAGCATAACAAAACAGGGGGAGAAACCCTCCCCCTTTATTTCATAACAATCAAAACCAATCAAAAATGAGAGAATTTATCACAGTAACATTAAATAAAAAAGTTGAAGGATTAAGAAAGCGTGAATCAGCTACTCACCAATTTGAGGATGAAGATTTTAAAAGAAAATCAGGAAGCAAAATACCAGTATCCGAGTTTTGGAATGAATACTACTCAAGAAAACATATAGCACATTCCTATTACGAAACTGAATTTTTCATATCAATAACTTTTGAAAATTAGTCAAATGAACAACCAAACGCAAGCACTACTGAACCACTTGCTAAAGACTTACAAGAAAGATGTTCTTGTAAGTCTGTTTGGTATATCCTCAGCAACGTGGCGACAGCACAAAGCATACATTGACACGAACGGGCAAAGCGGCACGAAATTAAGCCGAAAGCACTACGCAAACATCAAGAGCAAGTATATAGAGTATTTAACTGACAAAGTCTGCGAGGTCAAAGATATAGACGTTACAGGCGAATAAAATCAACCACTTATGAAACAAAACTACATACCACACGCATTTCGCAGTCTTGCACCAAAAAAGACTGTAAAATTACCACAAAGACGTGTACTGAATCACGACGAAGAAATGCTGGAATATCACAGAGAAACTTTGTTGCTGTTCGCAGATATGGCAATTAACACAGTATATCACCACAACGGGAACAAACACCGATTTCCACCATCACTTTGGAACAATACAAAATCCGAAGGGAACGCAGACGGAAGAATGTTGCCAAGAGGATGGCGGCAAAATATCCATTGTTTGCGGTTGAAATCATGAAGGATGAACACGGGTTTAAAGATTACAACACGGAACAATTTGAAAAGGATATTGCCGGCAAACGGTTCACAAAGTACAAACGCAAAGGGAATGAAAAGTACATGAAGCGTTTTGGCAAATATGAATTGTTCAAAAAAGCAATGTTGAATTTCCACCAAACCAATGATTCAAAGTTTTTAATCGAGGCAAAGAAATGGAAACAAAACATTCACAAAAAATGGAAAATTGAATTCCGGTTGAACAAAGACGTGAAGGAATATCAGTTTCCGGCAACTTATTCCTTTTCAATCATCAAACAATTGATACAATATAAATTCAAATCATGGGAAGAATTAGACAAATACATTGATGATATTTGCAAATATTCTTAAATTGAATAACAATTGGTAATTTTTTTCATTCTGTTTTTTACGCCTTATTTGAACAATAGGGCGTTTTTTTATTGTATTTTTGAAGAAAAGAACACAACATGGCATTGCGATATTCACAAATCATAAACAATCAGGAATCATTGTATTTTAGAGTTGAAATACATGATGAAGATTTTGTTGGCACATCTTCCGATTTTTATTTGGAAGATATTGAATGGGATTACAAAGGGCAAAACAACCAAAGGTGGCAATCCGTTTGGGCATCACAATTGACAATTGCACTGCAAAGCACACCAACCAAAGATTTGACAACTTTGATTGATGATATTTTGAATGCAGATGAAGCACAATTCACAGTCAAAGTTTACAAATCAACCGATGGCATCAATTATTCCTTTTATTGGATTGGTGTCATTTTAACGGATTTAAGCGGTGGATTAGATGAAGCACCGGTGCAATCATTTCAGTTGGTGGCAACCGATGGTTTGGGAACATTAAAAGATATTGATTATAATATTGATGACGACACACCGCACATTGATGGAACGGTACAAGAACATTTATTTAATGTATTGAAGAAAATCCCAACCAATTCCCATTTTGCAAATAGTGATGTTTTTTTGGTTTCTGACATACCCTATTTTGAAACCAATATGCCTTCCGTTGTTGGTTCCTCGATTGATTGGATACAAATCCAAGGCCGCACCTTTTATTCATTTGAAAAGAATGGCAACTACAAATGGATGAATTGTTTTGAAGTGTTGGAATCAATTTGTTTGATATTAAAGGCACGGATATTTTTCATCGAAGGAAGATGGTATTTGTTGAATGTTCGTATTTGGGAAACATCCGCAACCGCTAATTTGCACAAATTCACATTTGATGGCACATTGGGTGGCACAACGGAATCGTACAATCTGCGGCAAACATTGGCAGGTGATAACACCGGTGTGCGATTAGCAACACAATCATTTGATTTTTTTCCACCGCTTAAAATGCTGCGGCAATCGTACAAACATGACACATCCGGTGATTTGATGGAAGGAACCGTTTTGACAACAACAAACGGATTGCAAAATGATGTTGCGGTTGTTTCCAAAACATCTGACAATGCCACATTAATGTTCAAAGGGGTTTGCAATGTTCAGGTGTCACAATCATTTCCATATTCCAATTTCCAAGTGTTCGTGAAGTTGCGGATGACGGTAAAAATTGCGGCATATTATTTAAGAAGATATGCCAACAACGCATCCCAAAACAATGATTTTTCAAATGCCGTTTGGATATTAACCACACCAAATTATGTGGAATTTTGGGCAGTGATGAATGTCAATACCTTTGGTGCAACCAATGTTGCCATTGCATTTCAATCACCGGCAATTCCAACATCCGGGGGTTTGGATATGCAATTGGAAGTGGAAGCAATACAGGATTTGAACGGTAACGATATAAGTGCAAATTATTCCGCATATGCAGAATTCCGTGGAACTTACATGGAATATGTTGATGACATTCCGGAACGTGAACGGGTATATTTTGCCACCAACAATGTGTCATCATCCTTTTCAGTTGTGGAAGAATTAGATGATGCGTTTTTTGGTGATAAAATCACCGATATGACACCCAACAACCTGCGGGTTTGGAACGGAACGGATTGGATTAATTCGACATCAAAATGGGGAAGAAATACATTGAGTGGCACGGATCCTTTGTTGTTGTTAGGCATCAAAGACATGATGGCAGCACAAACGCAAACCATCCGGAAACGTTCCGGAACCTTCCACGGAAACTTTGATTTGCACAAAGTATTGGTTTTTGAAGGTGATTATTGGTTGCCATTGGGTGTGCGTTTTTCGGTCATTGGGTGTGCGTATGATGGTGAATGGTACGATGCAGGGAATTATGATGATTCTGGTATTGCTACTGGGGCGGTCATTGGAACCGGCATTGGTGATGAACCGGTGATTCCACCAACATCAACCGCACCCGCAATTGCCGGAACGCCAAACGCACCAACAAACACGGTGTTTGGATATGGCAAAATCGAGTTGCTGGACACAACAACCAATTCACGCAAAGTGGTGATGGATGCCAACACATTCAATTATTTGATTAATCAATTAGTGATTGGAAGCGATACATCGGATTCATCTGCATTGGTTTCATTAAACAGCACAACGCAGGGATTTTTGTTGCCAAGAATGACGCAAGCACAAATGGATGCGATTCCATCACCAACACCCGGTTTGATGGTATATGTTACAGACCAAGCGGCCGTGTATTATTATAATGGCACAACATGGCACAAACCATAAAAATGAAATAAAGATGACGGACATCATTCAAATAATCGTTGCCGCAATTTCCGGTGGATTGTTCACACAAATCTTCAATTTTGTATTGAGTAAGCAAAAAGCGGAAAAGGATGAATTTGATGCAATCGTTGAACAATGGCAAAGTGACAACAAACGATTGCGTGAAGAAAACCAAACACACATTTCAAAACAAAATGAATTGTTCAAAAAGATTGCGGACCTTGAGAAACGCATTTCTAATTTGAACACAAAGTTGTTGATCATGGAAAGTGCCGGCATGAATATTCCCCTTCCAACCTGGCTAAAAGATTTGGATGGAACGATGTTGGCAATTAATGATTCTTATGAATTGTATTTTTTGAAACCGATTGCCAAAAAAAAAGAAGACTATATTGGCAAAACCGATTTTGATATTTGGGATGAAGACGTTGCCAAAGTGTATAAAGAAAATGATTTGGCGGTGTTGCATTCTGAAAAGAAGATTTGGTTTGGTGAAGAACCAATTGTATTGAATGGCAAAGACGTGACAAAAGATTGGAAGACTTTAAAATATGTAAGATTCGCAGGTGATTTGGAAATTGGAATTGGCGGCATGGCAATCCCTGCAAAAGGACATGAATAATAGTTTGGACAAATAGATGTGAGTAATGCTTTTTGATAAGCCTTCCCGGATGTGTGGAAGGCTTTTTTTTGTTTTTGTGATACATTTATTGTGTGTGTGTTTGTTTTTGTATTACAAACAATTATATTTGTACGGATATTATAAATTAGCAATAAAAATGAATAACATGAAAAGCATTATCAAAATGGCATTCATTGCCGTGTTTTTAGCGTTTGCGGGCGTTGTTTCCGCACAAACACACAATCCACCACACAAACCACAAATTCCATTTAGAATGGAATTATTGCAATTTAAACAAGATTGCGAATTGGCGGATTCATTTATTCTGGAAAAGTTCCAACAACAAATCTTTGAAGATTATCAAATTGAATATGAATTCCGTGCGGATGATATTCAAAAGATAATTGATGGCATCATTATCATGCCGCCTTCCTTCCAACGTTCCATGATTAAAGTTATCAGAAACCCAAACACCTGCAAACCATGAACAAACATTTGATGGCATGGATACAAAGGGAACGCATTGAACCGATTGATCCGGATTCACTTCAAGATGCATTTGAAGTGGCAGACAATGAAATTGAACACATTTATCAAACATTAAAAAGCAAAAAGCAATGAAAACAGAAAAACAAACCATTAACATTCCAACACGCAACAATCGGTTGGTGATGTTGTACAAATCAATCAAAACACCGGTTGTTGTATTGGCCGGCATTTCTTCAATCACTTTGGCGGTGGCAATACTGGGGTTTGTGATGTCAAAGATTGGCATTGAAAACTATTATTTCACGGTTGGTATCATTGCCGGATTATTGGCGTTGGGTGTTGCCTTCTTTTGGGAAAAGACGATTGCACAAACGTGGACAGAATTCACACGGCAAATGGTGAATTGGGAATTTGAAGGGCGTTACCAAATCGCATTGGGTGTGGTGATATTCATCATTCCGGTGTGCATGTCATTGGGAAGTGTCTTTGGTAGTATATGGGGCGGATATGACATTGCGGAAGTAACGGCAGGTGAAGCGAACACAAAGGATGTGGCGGCAATTGCTTCATCCCTATCATCGGAATCCATGAACATTGATGCCAACTATTCACAACAAATAAAGGCGTTGCAAAAGGAAAAGGCGGAAGCCATTGCAACGG